CATAGAGATATCATGAAAGATAAACCTTTTTATGATGTATCATATTGTATGTATTCAGATTGGGGATATGAAAAACGCACAAGGATATGGACTAATAAAAAAGGATGGAAAAATTTAATTTGTGATAAAAGCGGAGCATGTGGTAACATGATTAATTCTCAACATAATAAAGTATTGGGTAATGGATATGAAATGATAGACGGCAAGAAAGTATTATGTAATACAAAAGCATTAAGACAAAAACATAAAGCAAGAATGGGAACAAGTAAAACAGTTATTGATAATGGTGAAATCATAAGAGTCAATACTGCAACTCTAAGAAAGAAATATAAAGATTATCCAAATGTAAATAAATCACTCAATAATGACACTGATAAATTAGATAGATACAGAATACCAGAAGATTTAATATTCAGTTTGTTTTTAGAATAAAAATAAATGTATCATATATATAATGCCAAAGAAAGCAAAAACAGAACCCAAGCAGAAAAAGTCTGTTCCAAAAGTTCTTAAGGTGAAGGATGAAAAACCTTCTGACAAATTTAATGATATTCATCCAAATCTACCACAAATGCCAAGTCTCTGTTTAATTATTGGTTCAGTCCGTTCTGGTAAAAGTAATCTTTTAGTGAATTACTTCTGTAATGATGATTTTTACAAAGACAAGTTTGATGTTGTGAAGTTCGTATCAACTACATTACATACAGATAATAAAGGTAAAATACTCTCAAAGCATTTCGATTGTATGGATCATTATGAAGATAGTATTATTGAGAATATTAAAAAGTCTCAATCACAATATGAAAAAAAAGAAGATAGACCAACTTATGCTCTTGTCATGGATGATGTATTAACAAAAGATTTTAAGAAAACAAATCAAGTATCATTTTTTTCAACAAGATTCAGACATTATATTGATTTTTATATTATTGCTGTTCAGAGTTTCCGTGCTGTCAGTGGTATGATTCGCAACAACGCCACGTCGGTCATAGTATGCCGACAACAGAATCAAAAAGAGTTAGAAAAGATAGCAGAAGAATATGGTGATTTAGTTGGTGGGCAAGAAAACTTCTTGAAATTATATGATGAAGCACATAAAGATAAATATTCATTTTTATATCTTGATTTAACTGAAAATCCTGCTCGGGCATTCATTAGACATGAAAAACAAATTTGGCCATCAAGAGATACAGATGATGCGGAAGAATTAGATATTGAAATATAATTATTTATTTAGTTATCAAAAAAAATATAAATATATATTTATAAAATGGCGGATTTATTTGGCACGAATGGTCAAGCAGTTATGATGGGTAATGCTCACATGGCGCAAGTGCGAGATTTAAATGATAGAATCAAACAACATAACAAAGAAGTCACTGATAGAATACAAGGATTGAGAGAACAACAATCTACTCTTGATAATATTAAAGAAATAAAAGATACAGCATCAACTCTTTGGGGAGCAAAAGATATTCCGGGGAAGGTTAAAGAATATAATCAGTATTTTGCTGACAGAGCAGCGGGAAAAGCAGCAGCAAGTAATCCAGCAGAAAATACAGTGAATAGATTAAGAGCAAGAGCTGGAGAAGACCCAGCGAATCTAAGGAATGCTATGAGTGAAGGACAATTATCAAGGGAAGCTGGTGGAGAAGTAACTGCCGGAATTAAAAATGCTGATAAAACAGTTGTCAAAGGATTAGCAAAAGATGGAGAAGAATTATTAAATAAAACTAAACTCGGTGCTATTGCTGAGAAAGCGGGTGTTCTTGGTTCGGCGGCGGCGGGTGGTTTAGATCTTTATGAAGATATTAAAGCGGGTAAAATTCAAGGTAATAATACATGGGAGAAAGCGAGTAATGTTCTACAAATTGGTGGTTCAATTGCTGACGTTGTTGGAACTTTCTTCCCACCCGCTAAACTTGTTGGTGGTCTCCTTGATTTATCTTCTGGCGTCACTGATTTAGTTGGTGAAAAACTAGAAGACGAGAAAAAAGGTGAAGATTTGAAAAAACAAGAAGAACAAGAAACGATACCAGAATCTGAAGAACAAGCACCAGTTCAGCAAACTGTCTCAACTGGAAGAACACAATGATGAACTTTTTTAATTTTAATTTTCATATTTTTTTTATAATAATAAAATTATAAAATGAGTGCTTATTGGACTGCTGATGAATCCGCACGTGTTGGTGAAAAAAAGATTTCGGTTCCATCTGAGAATGGTTTATCTTACTCTCCGGGTCAAAAGGTTCAACTTTTCGTAGATCCTTCAACTAAATTCATGGATGGTCGTGAAACTTACCTTCAGTTTAATGTAAAACTATCTCTACCTTCGGGGGGAACTCCAACTCGTCTTCAGTTAGATAAATGCACGAGCACGCTGATTAAAAATATTCGTATTTATGATGGGTCAAGGGGTCAGTTACTTGAAGAGATTTCTGACTATGCTTCTTATGTTTCAGTAAAATATGATTATGATAAAGATAAAACTAGTGAAAACATGCGTGCTTTAGTTGAAGGATGTGCTGTTCATCAACCAGAAAATCGTGGCGACCAAGGAACAACAAAGACTGGAATGGCGAATACTACAACTAATCCTTATTTCAAAAAGACTTCGGGTAATCAGACTACTACTTTCAGTGATAGTGATTTCTTAAATGCGAAACTTTCACTTCCACTTCACACTGGTATTTTTGCTGATTCAGTATCTATCTTCCCAGTTATGATGACCAATGGTCTATACATTGAAATTGATTTAAATGAAGCAGAATATGTAGTCAAGCAGTTAGACTCTGTTTTACGTGATACCAGAACTCAGTTGAATCCTTTCTTCCACTCACTAAATGGTTCAAGTGTTCCAGATAACTGGAATAATGGTTCTGAAGCAGATACATTTTATGTATCTTCCCAAAATAATCTTTCTGGTGCTGATAGAGTAGCGAAGTTTCCATTTGTAGTTGGTGAAACTATTAATTTCTGTCTTGCTACTAATAATGGAAGCAAGTCTAATCTATCTGCTACTGCTACAATAGACCAAATTAATTTATCTGCTACTGCGAATGACGGAGAAGGTCTTATTGAAGTTGTATTAGACTCACCGACTACAAATACTACGGGAAGAGCAATTAGTAATCTTGATTATGTGATTTACTCAACCGCTGTTGCTGATGCTTCAAGCTATGATGCCAGTTATGAAATATCAAATGTGAATTTAGTTGTTTCTCAAGTAATTTTAGATCCGGGTTATGAAGCAGGAATGATCAGTAAAGTTCGTGAAGGCAGAGCAATTGAATTTGATATCATGTCAGCAACAAATTATAAACATAGTATTCTCGCTAGTGATAGACAGACCACTTTCCAAGTATTCGCACAGAATAGCAGAGCAAAGGCATTAATGATTGTTCCACAAGATAGTTCTGTATATACTTCAGCACAGTTGATATCTGGTTCTGGAACTTATGTTATTAAGGGAACTAATTATGCTACTGATAATACTACATCTAAAGATCCCCAAGATACATGCTTAGCATCTACTCGGTCTGCTTACACGGGTATCTGTGATGAATTATCATCTATTCAGTATGTTATGGATGGAAAGAGAATTCCTTCTCGTGAAATTTCTACGAAGAAAATCGCAACCAGAAAATCTCTTGATGCCTTTCACCTTTACGAGTTGGAGAAGACTCTGGATAACTCTGGTATCAAACCGAAATCATTTGAAGCATTCATGACCAATTTCATCTTTGGTAGAAGTTTCTCAGCAGGGGGGCAGAATGGTGTAGCAGATTTAAGGGGTAAGGATCTATCGGTTATTCTCAAGTATCAGACTTCAGTAGCACCGAGCAAACCCAAGATGTTCAATTCTTACATTTTCCATATTCGCCGTCTAGTAATTCGTGATGGTTCTATTGAAGTTATTCAGTAAATCTTTAGATATGCTTCGCTAAAAAATAAAATATATTATTAATTATAAATGATTGGTGAAATCTGCAAGAGTCCGCATATTCAATATATGATTGATTTAAAAAAAGATATGACATGTAAAGTATATGTTGAGATTGGTGTTCTTTATGGTGGTAGTATGATAGCCCAAATGAAAGATTCACAAGAATGTATTTTTATTGGAATTGACCCTTTCACTGGTTATTATGGTAATAGTTATGATCATCACAGAAAAGTTGATTTATCAAATCATTATGATATAGTTAAAAACAATATAGATGAAAACAATCCAAATAATCATAAATATCATTTATTAAAAGGATTTAGTGGAGACATGGTTGATGAATTTAAAAAATTAAATTTGAAGATAGATTATTTATTCATTGATGGAGACCATTCATATAAAGGAGTAATAGATGATTTTAAAAATTATTTACCTTTTGTGAATGAAGGTGGTATTATAGTCTTTGATAATTATAATGATAACGCATGGCAAGAAGTCACAACAGCAGTTAATGAATTATTAGAGAAAGATACAAATATTGAATTAGTCAATAAATATGGGAATTGCTGTGCGGTAAAACGAATCTAAAATATTTTTATTAATTTAACTTTAGAATTTTTATAATAATATTATTATAAATATGACCAGTCGCTACATTGAGATTCGCCCCGATAACATTCCTGCTGATGGTAAAATATCTTTCAAGAATGGTTTTCCAGTATTATCTTTCACAGTATCTGCCCAAGATGGCATGCTTGACCCAAGCACTGTAAGGATAGTTGGTAATTTCAGTGCTTTCAAAGATAATCTTGCTGATCCAACTCGTCTAACAGATGGAGATAATGTTACAATGAATAACCGTCTTGGTATTTATAATGTTATTGAATCATTAACTATTCGTGCTAATCGCTCAAAGATGGTTTGTGAAAATATTCGCCACTACTCTAAATTTATGAATTCGTATCTTGCTTGCACAAGTTCGCTTCAAGATCAACTCGGACATCTTCAGCAGTCCTGTTTGATCTACCCGAATGCGACTACATTCCGTAAAGCAGTTATGGAGAATGCTGATGCTGCTGTATCTCAGACAAATGAATTCTCATTCCATATTCCATCGGGATTCATGCAGAGTGGTCAGATGATTGATTTAAGACAAGATGCTTTTGGTGGTATTCAGTTAGAATTTTTACTTCAACCAGATTCTAATGTTCTTTACAACACCAATGCTTCAACTGATGGTATTGGTGATGCTCACTATGAACTATCTAATCTGAAATTAACATGTGAAGTAAGTGATATTCAAGATGGAACTCCTTCTGGTGCTGAAGGTGCGTATGATTTTAATACTATTACTTCACTATACACAAGCATTAATTCTACGAATGCTCAGATTCAATATAGTCTTGCTTTACAGAATGTTATTTCTGCTTTTGTTACATTCATGCCCGTTTCTAATATTAATACTCTTACACAAGACGGACAAGCAACAACTTTCCCCAGTGGAGATGGTTCAAGTCTCACAAATCTTGCTCCAATCCGCAGAGTTCAGTATCTCAAGGGTGGTTCGAAATATCCAGCAGATTTTGACTATGTAACGAATATTGTTGATGCTACTAATACAGCATCCAAGGTTGTAGATCCGCAGATTGTAAAGACTCTTGTTGAAGCTATTTCTCCAGATAGTGAGTATAGCATGGAACGTCTTTCTGTATCCCCAGTAAATATGAACAGAAACTACAATATGACTGCTGGTGCTACCGCTGAAGATTCATACATGAATATTGCTGAAGGTGGTGGTGTTTATGGTCTTGCTGTTAAGTATGGTATTGGTGAATCGGGTGATGATTTCAGCACCGAACAGTGGGGTCTATCTATTGAAAGTGATCTTAAATCTGACAACCCCATTGGTGTTTATATCTTCATTAAGTCTAAGTCGCAACTGTTATATTCTCCGCAGGGCGTTCAGTTACGTCAGTAAAGGTTTTTTTCTATAATATTTTATTTAATTAAATTTTTTATTGAATTTTTATAATAGTAAAATTATAAATAAATATGTCACAAGATGATGGAGATATTCCCAACTTCCTTATGCTTGATCAGATTCCAGTGAATTATGAACAACAGTTAGAAACTGATTTACTTGAACCAGTCGTTTTCTCGCAGGGAGCAGCGAGCACTGATGGTTTCTGCCGATTCACTCTACAGAACAAAGGTTTCTTACATTCTCACAGTAAGTTATTTGTAGCACTGAAACCGGGTGCTGGTCAGAACAATGCTTTCCTTCAACCCCATGTCGGTATCGGTCAAATCGTTAAAAAAGCAGTATTAAAAATTGGTAACAAGACATTAAATGAAATTGATAGTTGGGCGGGTCTTCATGCTGTTAAATCTTCATTAATTACAAATGAAAATAACTTAGAGCGTGAAATGTATTTAACTGGTCGCTCACTTAATCATGGATTTGAATATTCTGATTCAAGCAAGGTTTTTGCTGATACATATGGTTTAGATAATGGAACTGAATACATTGGTGATGCTGGTGCTGCTGAATTAGAACAGATGGAATGGTCGCGTATGAATGCATCAGCACCCGAAGAATGTCCTTCATACAGTATTGATTTAAGTGATTTATTCCCATTCCTTAAGGTGAATCAACTTCCCTTATATTTAATCAAAGAACCAATTAATATTGAAATTACTTTTGAACCAACCAAAGAAAGACGTGTTCAAGTAAGAGTTGGGGATACTCTTAATGCTGCTTGTGAAATTGTTCGTGATGAACTTAAGTTCTGTGCTGATTACATCTACTATGGTTCTACTGATGAGATGGATAGATTCGCAATGGGTCGTGGTAAAGATATGAACTTTTCATTTGTTGATTATCGTTTAGTAGAACATACAACTGGTCATGTTCAGTTGAGAAGTGGTATTGTTCGTAATCTCGGTATGGCAAATCGTATGGTTCCAAGAGTTATTACACTATTACCTTCTGATAGTCAAGTTGAAGGAACTTTCCTTGGTAGAAATAATAGTATGGCACCGAATATAAATGCTTCTGGTGTTGCTGGAGAAATTAAATATAATCTCCGTTACAATGATAGATTTGAATTCACAAGTGATGTAGATAATACATCGCGTCTATTCTCTATTTTCCAGCAAGCTGAAGGTGTTCCCTTTATTACTCGTCAAGAATATAGTGATACTGGAACTATCGCTGGTGGTATTACAAATAGTAATTATGAAAGACACCAACAGGCAGGAAATCTTGAAGGTCATTTCTTTTATATGGGAACTCGCCTTACAAATGGTCGCGTTGGTCAGCGTGGTATTGAATTACATCTTACTGCTGACATGCGAAGTGCTGGAAGAGTTACAAACCTTCTCCGCTGTTATTGTGAATACATTAGAGTAGCAAGATTAAGTGATGGATACTTTGAAGTCTATAATGCTTGATGTTACCAAATATGGTAACATTCTAATTTCATAAAGTATTTCAAAATATAATTCTATCTTCTAACATTCTTTTAAAATTTACATTGTTAACAAATATGGTAACAAGTTTAAAATTATTTCTATTTAAAAATAAATCTAAATAGATATTATATAAATATGACAATTAAATCTGATGACCCATCTGCTGATATTCAAAAGGCGAGACCGAAACTCAAACCAAATACAGTGAAGCAATATGAGATTCAATTAAGAAGATTACAAAAAATGTTTGATACTAATGGTTGGGATTTTCTCAAAAATGTTGATTCATTAAAGGAAAAATTAAGTGATAAACATTTTACTACGAGTCGGAATTATTACAATAGTATCATCGTGTTACTCATGGCGTTAAATCATGATAAAGCACACGATGATTTAATCGCTAAATATGTCAAGATTAGAGATTCATTAAATGAAAAATATGTTGAAGAGCAATCATCTGGTAAAATATCTGAAAAGCAAAAGAATAATTTTGTTGAATTATCTGAAATTCAAAAGATGATTAAAACTATGGAAAATGAAATCAAAAAAGAAAAGATAAAGAAGAAGGAAAAACTCACAAAGAATGATTTAGAATTACTTACGGGATATACTTTATTCTCATTCTTGATTAGATTACCAACTAGAAACGACATGTCGGGGATGCAGTTGATCGGCAAGACTCAGTATAATAAATTAAGTGATAAACAAAAAGAAGATACAAATTATCTTGTTAGAGAAAAGAGTAAAATGTTTCTCGTATTAAATGAGTACAAAACGTCCGCCAAATACGGAGAGAAGAAGATAGATGTCCCGAAGGATTTAGAAAAGATTCTCAGAATGTATCTTAGATTAACAAAGAAGAATAATGGTGATATTATATTCACAAATTTTAAAGGAGAACCAATTAGTCGTAATGGTATTTCACAACTACTCATTAAAACATCAAAGCATTACCTTGATAAAAGTATTTCGACAACCCTTATGAGAAAAATTGTAGTGAGTGATAAATTTTGTGATGTAAATAAAGAAAAACAAGAAATGGCGAATATAACATGTCACGATGTTTCAACTATGGACTCTGTGTATGTAAAAGAACAATAATTGTTCTCAAATCGCTCAACTTTTGATAAAAATTTGATTTGGTGGATTTGTTTGTTTGATTAATAAACAACAAAACACTTACTGAACAATGGCAACTCTCTACAACAAAACTGCTCTCAACAAGATTAAGAAGGCGGAACTCATTCAGATGTTTCTGGACCAGCAAGCGAAGATGATTGATATCAAGATGGAAGCAGAAGAAATGAACCAAAAAGGATGGCTTGAGATTGCTAAGAGAGAAGAAGAACATAAGAAACTCAAAGAACAGTTAGAACAATATCAGAACTCTGTTGAAGAATCTCTCAAAATGTGTGATTTTGATGAGTCTGAACCGATTGAAGATGCTGTAAAGTCTATCGTAGAAGAAAACAAGAAATTCAAACCATACAAAGATTATTTTGACAAATGGTCTGAGATTCTTAGTGATATTGATGGAGATGAATTTGCTGACCTTCTTGAAGATT